TCGGCGATGTGTATGTAGTGTATATATAAAAAGTTTGTGTAGTTCTCGGTCATATATATAATATATAATATATGACTGATTATGAAACACAAATTCTATATATTTTTAATTATAATAACGGCTTGCACTTCGTATGCAAGTGACATGGTGCATGGCTTTAGGTCAGCGACTTTTAATGGAATAAACTTCTCTAACACAGCTATGACGATTGAAAACTTGGCAAGAACAAGAAAACAATCTATAAAAGAAGTAGCAAAGTCAGAAGCTGAACAAGCTAAGATACAAGCCTCTAATACGCCGTTAAACACGTTTATAAACAATCTACAGGCTAGAATATACTCACAGTTGGCTTCTCAAGTAACTGACCAGATATTCAATTCTAATGGTGCTACGTTTGGCGTTATCAATTTACAGGGCGGTTCTACAATTACTTGGCAACGAAATGGCGATTTTGCTACTTTATATATTGTAGACCCATCAACAGGAACAACCACACAAATAACCGTGCCAATCGGTTCTTTAAGCACGATACCTGGTGGCGGTTAACAATGAATAAATATTTATGCATATTTATTTTACCACTGTTGTTGGCCGGTTGTGCATCTGTACCATCTAGGCCATCAATACTTGAGGTACCAAAGCATCAAGCGTCTCCACTTGAAAAAGAGCTTATGGGGCTACCTTCACCGGATGGACCAAGAATGACCGTTGCGGTATATTCATATACTGACAAAACTGGACAACGCAAGGTTTTGGATGCTTATGCTTCATTTTCATCTGCGGTTACTCAAGGTGCCGAGAGCTGGCTGATTGATTCGTTGCGAACTGCGGGTGGAGGATCGTGGTTTCAAGTATTAGAAAGAGCAAATCTTGATAACATCATCAAAGAGCGTCAGTTGATTAGCCAAACCAGAGAAACATTTCAAGGAAAGAATGCAGAAAAGCTTACACCTATGCTTTTTGCCGGAGTTATAGCAGAAGGTGGTATCATAGGATATGATTCAAACATTTTAACGGGTGGTGCCGGAGCAAGTGTGCTCGGCATATCATCAAATGCTCAATATCGCAAAGATGTAGTTACGGTTTCATTACGATTTGTAAGCGTACAAACAGGAGAAGTACTTTTAAGTGTTGCAGTTACCAAAACAATTTCCAGTGTTGCAGTATCTGGCAATCTATTCAAATTCTATGAGCATGGAACATTGCCTATAGAGTCTGAATTAGGATTAACAGCAAATGAACCAAACACTATTGCTGTTCGCAGTGCAATAGACAAAGCCGTTATAGAGATAGTTAATCAAGGCGAGAGAATGAAGCTCTGGAAATTCAACCCTAATAAGAAAACATTATGAAGAAACTAATAACAACACTAGCATTCATATGTTTGGCAAGTATCGGATACGGTCAAAACCAAATATATGTAAATCAAATAACTACCGCTGGTAGTACGACGTTAGTACAAGTTGGAAGCCTCAATAAAATTGGAGTTTCTAGCGGCACGCCGTCTGATATAACAGGAGATAACATCCTGTTTGAAATGAGACAAATGGGTAACAACAATACCACGGACTTCTCCATCACCGGAGCAAATAACCTAAAGTTGTTATCTGTTGCAACAGGAAATAGCAATACACAAAAATACTACTTGAACGGAGCAAGCAATAACATGAACATTGCTCTAAATGGTAATAGCAACAGTGTATTGTTCAACAAAGACACGACCGTTGATCATACATCCGACACCGATGACAGCAAAGCAACTATGGCCAACTCCGATGTAATATTGGATGTTACTGGTAACTCTAATGTATTGAAGTTTGGTATCAAAGATGCCAACTATAACTACATTGATTATAGTATCACTGGTAACTCAAACACTGTTAAATCAACTCAAATTGGTTCAACTGGTGGTGTCGCTGCTAAAGATGGTCATGAACAAAAAGTCACCATCCAAGGAAACACAAACGATCTAACGGTATACCAGTCGGGTGTAGAAAAACAAACATTCCAATATAGTTTGGTAGGAAGTGGGAACACCGTTCGTGTAGTGCAAACTACAAGTGGTGCAGCGCCTGCTATGACAACCGGTGGAACATCTGGCCCAACGGGTCCAGCAAATCCTACTACTGGTATCAGTCCTCCAACTCCATAAGGAATGGTTGCAAAAGTTATATTGATATTGGCTGGAGTATTATTCTGCTCCAACTTATTCGCCGCAGCCGGTAAAATTACCGAGGTGACTGGTCCTACTCAAGTGACAAGAAACCAAGATAAAATTGAAGGTAAGGTTGATGTTGGAATAGAAATGGATGATACAATTGAAACGTTAAAAGCGAGAGTTGGAATAACCTTTGAAGACGGTACTCGGGTTCAATGCACCGAATTCAGTAAGTTGGTTATAGACACATTTGTATATGATCCATCAACTGGTAAAGGAAAATTGGGGTTGAAAGCATCGCTTGGTACAGTAAGATACGCATCCGGTCTTATCGCAAAAAATAGCAGAGATGAAGTCAAAATAAAAACACCAACTGCATCTGTTGTAGTTCGTGGTACTGACTTTTCTCTTACAGTCGATGAGATGGGTAGAAGTTTAATTATTCTTCTACCCTCTCTCGCACAATTTGGTCCTCCTGTTGTTGGTAGTATTGAAGTTAGTAATGGATTGGGAACGGTGGTTATGACAAAAGCATATCAAGCAACAATGGTCGCTTCATCTAATGTAGTACCATCTGCACCGGTGTTATTAAATTTAGAAGATGAAACAAGTGTGAATAACGGACTTTTATTGGACACACCAAAATCTGTTACGCAATCCGCAAAAGAAGCCAAGAAAGCGCCTGTACAGATAAGTAAAGATTCGTCGGACGATTCATCCAACAAAAAAGGAACAAAATCGGAATCAAAAGCGGCATCATCTGGAAATTCAAACTCACAATCAACGTCGGTTGCTCAAGTTGACAACACATCAACAAGCTCGGCACCGGCAGAAGAGACACAATCTGCTGCATCTACACAGCCGCAAGAAGCGTCAGCTACACTAGCATCTGTATCTTTAGATATAAACAAATTACAACCAGAAGTAAACAAATCTATAATCGAGGCAATATCTACAAAAGTTGCTACAGTGAATGCGACGATAGCATCCGCTATTCCTACAATAACATTGCCAACATCAACAGTAAACACCGGTTTTACTACAGATGGTACAAGTGCTATTTTGTATGTCAACAATAGCGGAGTGATTTTTTACAAAGTCAAGGTAGATACGAACGCTACTTTTACAGTTACAGATAAAGATAGCACAAAAGAGTATCCATTAAATTACGGATCTAAGTTGAAAGTTAATATCATACAAAGATGAAAAAATATCTGATAAAACTATTTGGTGTTGGCTTGTTGATACTAATTGGATTAGTCGCACTTCGCGTAATAGACCCATATCCAATTGAAGTTATACGCCTAAAAGGGTTGGACTATTATCAACGCACTCAAACTAAAGTTGATAGTGATAATGTTGTGGTTATAGAGATAGATGAAGCTAGTTTAGAAAAGAATGGACAATGGCCGTGGCCAAGAACAGAACTGGCAAATGGTATCAAGAAAGCATTTGAAAATGAAGCAGCCGTTGTAGTGCTTCCTATTATATTTGCAGAAAAAGATAGAATGGGCGGTGATGCTGAATTTGTAGATATGCTACAAAAAGTTCCCGTGATTACATCACAATCGGCATCTGTAAAAGGCAAAGGAGTTCCAGTGCCAAGAGGACTAGCAACTGTGGGAGGTCAATCTGATGGGTGGTTGTATGACTATCCAAATGCAATTGGACCTGTAAAAGAAATCGGAGAATCTTCGGCTGGAGTTGGTATGTTGTTAACTGCACCTGAACTTGATGGAGTAGTTCGTCGCTTACCTTTAATAATTCAAGTTAAAAAAGAAACATATCCAACACTATCATTAGAAGTACTTCGTGTTTTTAGTGGAGAACCAAGTTATCAAGCAAAAATTAATGAAGCAGGTATACAAGCGGTTAGAGTAAAAGGTACAAATCCAATAAACACAGATGCTAATGGTAGAGTGTGGATAAATTTCAAGTATAAGTTTGATACAATGTCATATACAGACAATGATTGGTCAAAAGTAAAAGGAAAGATTGTGGTTATTGCACTAACTGCCGAGGGATTAAGTAATACTGTAGCTACACCTGTTGGAATAGCATATGGTCATGAAGTAAGTATGCAAACACTACAAATGCTTGTTGATGGAAATAGACTAGAAAGAAAAGCAGAGTTTGATTTATATGAACTAGCCGTTGGTATAACACTTGGATTGATTTTAGTAACATCTGCGGCATATCTTGGATATGTTTGGAACGCGGCACTGTTAAAAATATTAACTACTGCTATTGTGGTTTCGGGATTTTACTTATTTAGAAACAGCGGATACTTAGTAGATTATACATGGCCATTGATGGCAGCATTTTTACCGTGGGTTGGAGCAATATTCATGAGATTTGTAATGGAGTTTAAACTCAAGATGCAAATCAAGAAACAATTTGGTACATATCTAGCACCCGCACTTGTTGAAAAACTACAAAAGAATCCAGGTTTGCTACAACTTGGCGGCGATGAAAAAGAATTAAGCATAATGTTTACAGACGTGCGGGGATTTACAGCTATATCTGAACACTATGGAAGAAATGTTCAAGGACTTACATCTATAATGAATAGATATATGACTGCTATGACCAGAGCTATTCTAGCAAATGATGGAACCTTAGATAAGTATATCGGTGACGCTCAGATGGCTTTTTGGAATGCTCCGTTGGACAATCCAAACCATGCTAAAGATGCTGCCAAAACTGCATTGTCTATGCTAAAAGAGTTAGACAACTTCAACGCCGAGATAAAAGTCGAAGGTATCCCTGCATTTGGAATGGGGCTAGGTATAAACACCGGAGATGTTGTAGTAGGAAACATGGGGTCGGACCAACGATTTGATTATACCTGTCTCGGCGACCATGTTAATCTAGCTTCTCGTCTTGAAGGTCAAAGTAAATCATATGGTGTTCGTATTATCATTGGACCAAGAACATATGAATTGATAAAAGATGAATATAGATGCGTTGAATTAGATTGCATCGCGGTAAAAGGAAAGAAACAAGGTGTACAAATTTATACGATATTGGAAAATCAAGAAATATCTTCTCGGAGCGTTATACCCTCGGTACATTCAGAATTTCTAAACCAATACAGAGCACAGAATTGGGACAAAGCTATCAGCACAGCAAATGTGTTAATGAAGCACAATAAAGAACTCGTGCAATACTATGAGATGATGATAGAAAGAATAGAAGGGCTACGAAACAGCAATCTTGATGAAAATTGGGACGGAGTTTTTAGAGCAACCAGCAAATAAACCATTATTTTTGAGTATAAAAACAAAAAAAGTGAAAAAATATCACTTTTTTAATAAAAAACGATTGACATTTGATTTTTTTGATTACATAGTTGTATTTATTAAATAACAAAGCATCAAATCATGAACAACGTTTCACATAAATCGCAAAATTTAAACTCCTATTGGAGCTTGTGCTTTATTGCGCAACCGACACTAGGAGCCAATGAAGGTCGTGATATGAAAGGTGTGGCATAACGGAGATTATAAAAAATCTAACCTAAAATGCCCCACCTTCCTAAAAAGAGGTGGGTTTTTTATTTTAGAAGATTTAGTAAAAAAAGTTTGACAAATAATAAAAAGTAAATAGAGTTAGGGAAGTTAGCAGTAAGTTATCAATTTCAAGTTTTTTCACAGTACAATTTAGATGGGTAAAAATGCACCCCGAAGCACTAAAATAGCCACCGGCGCGATAGCGACCGTTTTGTGGGAATCAATATCAACAGAGAAAGTTTTATCTGTTGTGAGGCCGAAGTGATATGTTATTTTTAATATAAAGTTGGAGAAGGATGTTATATTCTTTACGGATCGTAAAATGAGCATCCTTCTCTAAACAATTTCTAGTCGTTAAACAAGTTGCGACTATATAAATAAAAACTATAATGGTGCTGTTCCTATAGCGGCGAATAGCTCTGGCTCTTAACCAGATATACAAACAACGTGGGTTCGAGTCCCACCGGCACCACCAAATTTAAAAAGTGAAAAAATTGTAGATAAATCATAAGTTTTGTTAGATGTGTATAGTATTTATAATTAACTAAAAAATTATGGAAGACAAAGATATACTTATGGAGTTTTTAAGAGGCGGCTGGATTGTTGCTCTTATTGGAGCACTGGGTATGTTAGCAAGAACTTTCATGGATGGTGTAAAACGTACTAATGGTGAACAAGTCAAACGAATCATCGCAGCGGCGATATGTTCAACGATAGCATGGTTTATTTTAGAGCAAGTTGAAGTAAGTAGCTTAACAAAAGCAATCAGTTATGGTATAACTGGTGTGATAAGTCCAGAAATCCTTCAAGGTATAACACTTCTTTCAAAGAAGTTTGCCAAGAAACCAGAAGATTTCTTAAATAAAAAATAATTTTTGCGGTAGTATCTCAGTTGGTAGAGAGCGAGTTTTCCAAACTTGATGTCGCAGGTTCGATCCCTGTCTGCCGCTCCATTTTGCAAACGCCACGTCATTGGCGAAATTGAGGTTGACTCAAATGACAATTTTTTGGACCGAAACTGATCTTAACACTTACGGGTGTTGATACGTTAAACATTCAACATGACGCTAAAGCATGGAACAGAATGTCGATAGGTTTGATTCCTATACGGTCCACTATTTTATGGGCGCGTCGCATAGCGGCTATTGCAGGACACTGTAAATGTCCCCTCTTCGGATAACCCTTGGTTCGAGTCCAAGCGTGCCCACCATTTTAAGACATAGAAGGATGGCTGAGTGGCTTAAAGCAGGAGTTTACTAAACTCCCGAAGCGAAAGCTTCCGTGGGTTCGAATCCCTCTCCTTCTACCAAATTTCTACGCCGGATAAACATAAGTGGTGATGTGCAACTCTTGTAAAGTTGAAAAGCGAGTTCGACTCTCGCATCTGGCTCCATTTTATGGAGACGCTGGCAAAGTAGAGCCGACCTCGCTTCGAACGAGTTATAACTATAG